AGGTTATTTGACACCCTGGAGATCGTGAGCGTCTGCGTGCTGCCGATCGTCCACACGCCGGACGGTGCCGTGATCGTGCTCGCCGGTATATCTGCCCGGAATGTCACCGATGTTGTGCCGCAGCTCTTCGTCCCGTTGAACGTCTCGCAGTAGATTGTCCCGTTCTGGTGCGTTGATCCGGATGCCACTTGCGCCGCCAGGCTCGTCGGGACTGTCCAGTCTGCGCTCGTCGCGGCTGAGCTTGCTATGGTCCCAGATGCGGATCCGTATGAGTACGTGATCTTGTGCGTCAGGTTGCTCGATGCGCGGTCGATCGTGATCTTCCGGACCGTTCCCATCAGGTTGCTGTTCGCGCTCGTTGATACGCCGGATGCCGGTATGACTCCGGTGAAGCTCGCCGTCGTGGTCCCGACCAGCGTGTCTCCGTTGTACGTTTTGCAGGTGACGGTCCCGGTCTTCGACGAGTTTCCCGACGCGATCTGCGCCGACAAGCTCTTCGCCGGTGTCCAGCTGACCGACGTGCTGCTTGTTTTTGTTGCGATCGTTCCGGTTGCGCTCCCGAACTCATACGTCAGCGTGTGCTTGAACGTGTTCGACGCGGCCGAGATCGTGATCGTCCGCGCGGATCCGAGCGTCGTGGATCCGGAGATGCTGATAGTCGAAGCGCGCGGAATGTTCGTCAGAGTCCATGCGGATCCACTTGAAAGGCTCAGATTCGGGACGATGTTCCCGGTCTGTGTGTTAAGGCTTGCCGAGATCTGTCCCGCCGCGATCGTCTTCTTGCCGTCCGAGTCGTGATTCACCCAGCAGGTCGAGCTGTATATGTCCCAGGAGCTGTTCCTGCTCATGGACTTCGGTGTCGCGTTTGTATAATTCAGGGTCGCGACCGTCGTCCCGTTGATCTTTATCGTGTAGCCGACGCGGATCGTGTCGAACCACGTGCTGCCGGTCTTCAGTGTAAGCGTGTATGATATTTGGGATCTGTTGTTTGCCGTGTCGACCTGCGACTCCGAGCAGGTAAGCGTCAAGGTATAATAATTTGTCGTGGCTGAATTATATGTCGGCATTCTTTATTCCTCCCATATAACCGCCAGGCCGTTGTCTGTCTCCAGCCGGAAGTGTCCGAGCCACATGAGATCGACCACTTTGATCTCCGTGACTTCTGCCTGCGTGATGATCAGCTTCATGTCTGATATAAATGCGACTTCGTTCCCGCCTGCGTCATAGAATGACAGGCGATCGCTCGTGAAGCGCGCGAACTTGTCAAACGTGACGACGCCGCCTTCTTCGTTTCTCTGGCCGATCTCCACGCCGACGACCGGATTCCCCTGGTCGTCGTAATAAAGGACGCCGGCCTTGACGACGCCGTTTATCTCGCGCACGACTTCCGCACCGCCGCCGTCTCCGTACCACTCGCTGTTGATGGTTTCCAGGTCATGGATCCGCGCTTCCAGGCCGCCGGAATTGGCGGACAGCCGGTTCTCCATCTGCTGGACGTATTCACCGTACACCGACTGCGCCACGTATGAGGACGACAGGTCCGCCGCGATCTCTTCCGAGTATGCCGTGATGATGTCCGCCGACTTGATGATCAGCGCCTTGATCTCGTTCCACTTGCTCGACGGATTGTTCGCTTCCACCGCCGCGGCCGTTGCCGTCTGCACCTGGACCATCTGTGCCGTCTGCTTTCTTTCGAGCTCGGCCAGACCCTTGTTCAGTTGTTCGACTAACATGAAGAGGAACCGCCTGGTCTCTTCTGTTGCCTGTCTCGGATCCGCCGACAGTGTAGCCGGCACGCGGATGTCTATCATTTTTCGCTCCCCAGTCTGACCGTCTTGGTCATGGAATAGATCCGGAAGTCACCCCGGCCGGAGATCCGGAGCCGGAAGAACTTCGCGCGCTCCGGATGGATCGGGATCAGGAACGCCCGCAGGCCGTTGCCTTCCAGGACCGCCGCCTCTTCCCAGTCTTCCGTCTCGTCGTATGCTATCTCGACCCGCATCATGCTCCACTTCGGCAGCACAGCGTTCAGGCCGATCTTCTTCACTGTCTTCGCGTCCGGTGACGTCGCGCCGATGATCCCGGTCGTCATGGTCCACTCGACGCTCGTGTCGACGCTCGTCGTCTCCCGGATCACGTTCGAGCTGCCGTCGATCCAGTACGGCACGCCGTCCACTTCGCAGAACTGCGTCGCGCAAAGGTCCCCGGCTTTGTGCCAGAAGCCTCTCGCCGGATCATAGCAGAAGAGATGCCAGCTTGCGTCCACGTCCTGCATGGAGATCCAGAGCTTCCCGCGTCCGGATCCCGCCGCCGCGTATTTGTACGATACTTTTCCCAGGGCTCCGCCGATGGATGTCGGAAGGCTTCCGTCGTATGCCATGATGCCTTCGCGCGCTTTCCAGTACAGGATCTGCCCGACGATCGCCAGGCTCTCTTCGGATCCATACTCGACGCCGTTCGCCGCCGTCTCCTGGATCTGATGCGCGCCGGCGCTGGAGATGTACACCTTGTGGAAGACGTTCTCCTTGAAAAAGATCGGGTATCCCAGGTGCGTCGCCGCTCCGGTCCACATGCCGTCGGTCCCGCAGCTCGCCGCCCAGGAATCCGTCGCCAGGCCCTCAAAGCAAGACCAGTTTTTAAAGTCTCCCAGCTTCGAGCCGTAGATCTCGTTCACCACTTCTCCGTTGTTCGCTACGCCGTACCGGCAGGCCCACAGCCTGTTGCCGGCTTCCGTCACGAAATCCACCAGCGGCATCTGCCTTGCCACGGTCAGATCATCCAGCACAGAGACCGGAGATGCGAGCAGGCCGGTGATCGTGATCGCGTCGTCCTCTGCTTTTTTCAGAACGAAGGATCCGTTCAGATCGTCGCCGGCAGTCGCGCCGGAGATCGTCACGCCGTCCCCTTCCTTGAAGCCCAGGCCGATGTTCGTACACTCGATCCGGACGTAGGTCGTCACGATGGAGGTCCACATGCCGCCGGCCGTGTACACCTTCAGGCTCGCCTGGTCTCCTGTCGTGTCGATCCAGTAGTCGCCGGTCGACGGATCATCCGGCGGCGTGGCGCCTGTCTCGATCCCGGACGGATACTCGTCGCCGTCCGAGTTTGTCATCACATAGCGCACCGTGCTGCTGGCCGTGCGCGTGTTGTCGATCGTCCCGTAGTCGGTCAGGTCCTTCGTGTTTATCCACTTTTTGTCCGGGAAGATCACCACGTATGCACCCATCGAGACCATCGTCTTCTTCCCGCTGTTCGTCAGGGAGAAGCCGGTGGCCTCCAGGTCGTTCATGTAAAACTTTCCATTACGCACGACGCACAGCGCGTCCTTTGTGATGATCCCCTGCACGTCCTCGGAGCTCTTCACCGTCTCGAAGATCCCCTGCGGAGCCAGCGCCGGGAAGTAGTCCGACGTGATCCCGTTCTCCCAGTAGGTCTCATCCTCTCCGCAGAGCGGCGTGTTGTTCATGCCCCGGAAGGTCGAGACAGTCGCGCGGGAAGCTCCGCCTCCCGATAGCATTGTCTTAATCATGTCAACCTCACCAGAACTTCAGGCGCGTCTTCTTCACCGTCGGGTGCTGTCGGTTATACCACGCGCGGAAATCTTCATATTTATCGCGGAAGAGCAGCAGCGCGTTGTTCGCCTGCTCCGTCTCTTCCTCGTAGTATTTCACCTTGAATTCCAGCCAGAACAGATACGCCTCGTCATAAGGCGCCGGCATTATAAGCTCCGCCGCCTGGTTGTTCTGGTCATACGGAAGAGGAGGTTCTTCCGGATCCTGGCGCTGCCGGATGAATTCCTCATAAATTGTCGCGTCACATTCCCAAAGCCACGCGATCAGATTCTCGTCGCTGTATATGCTATTCGATCCGATCACCGTCCGGCTGTGTGCTTTCAGCATCCGAAAGCGGTCGATCGCTTCTTGAATCGTCACGTCTTCTCCCCCTCGTCATGCGGGGCGGATCGGTCTCCCTCTCCGCCCCGTTGCGCTCGTTCTTATTTCGACTGCAGCTCTTCCTGCTGACGGTATGCCTCCATCAGGGCCTTCTCCTGGTTGCGGAGAACTTCGTACACTTCCAGCGGCATTTCCACATCCACGCCGCGCTTGACCAGCCAGGTCTGTCCGTTCACGCTCACAAACTTCGGCGCGTTCTTGCCGTCCGGAAGGAGCGGCAGACGGAAGACTACGGTCTTCTTCGGTTCTTCAGGTACCGGTGCTGCTTTCTTAGTTTCAGCCATTTCGATTTCCCTTTCTGTCGTTAATATATCCCGATCCCGCGGGAGGAATAAATCCCCCCGCGGGTTCCCGGTTCATCAGTTAGCCTCGACGTCAGAGTAGAGGCTGGCCGCAGATTCATAGCGGACGAGGTATTCATCCACCAGGATCTCGGCAGTCTTGAGGGCCTTCCAGCCGACCGTGGAGCGCTGGTTCAGCGGATCCTCGCCGGCGCCGCGGCCCTTGACGATCATCTGCAGGCCGCCGCCGGTGACCTCGGTGGTCCCGTAGGCGTTCTTGCCGAAGATCAGGGTCTGGTACACAGGGATGCCTGCCGCGCCGCCTTCGCCCGGATAGATCAGCGCGTCTTTGGCCATGGTGACCGCAGAGCTGACGGTGATCGCGCCGGTGGTGTTGGCGGTGATGGTGTAGTGACCGGAGCCGATGATGATCTCACGGCCCACGAGAGCGTTGGCCACCAGGGTCTCGTTGACGGAGACGCTGGTCGAAGCAGTCACAGCGGCCGAAGCGGAGATGGTGGCAGAAGCCGCGCAGAGATCTTCCGGAACGATGACCTTCGCCTCGGTGGTTTCCACGAAACGCACGCCGGCGATGCGGCCGATCTCACCGTTGAAGAGCTGCTCCGGCGCGCCGTACTTCGCGGCGTCGACCCATTCGCTGTCTTCCTTCAGGTCGAAGGCGACGTCCGGATGGACGATGGCGATGTAGTACCCGTCGATGGTCGGGGCGTTCTGTCTCTTCAGCTTGTTGACTGCGAGCTTGATGTCATGGACGGTCAGCTTCGCGGTGGTGTCCAGGTCGTAGCGGTGAGACACGGCAGTGTAGTTGCCGCCGCTGTACTTCCTGGCGTAGCTGACGTTGGTGCCGGCGACCAGGACGTTCCGGGTGATGGTGTCCAGGGTGCGGCCGGCCTGATTGGCGATCAGTTCACCGGTCTCGCTGATGATCGGGTCGATCGCGGTCAGATCCAGGACGTCGGAAACAGCGACGAAGTCACCGTACTGGTTGACGGTGGCGGTCAGCGCGCTGACGTCAAGAGCGGATCCGGAAGGAGTGACGCCTTCGGTCAGAGGGGTCAGAGCCTTCTGCAGAGGAGTGAACCTGCGGAACTGGATGGTCTTGCCTCCGTTCTGCGGGATCGGTCTCTTCTGCGCCCACTGATCGTGGACAAGCATCGGCTCGGCGATGTCGATCAGGGTCTTGTCGTAAAAGGTCTGCATTTCAGGCGACAGATCGTTGCCCGGGGTGTTGTTCGTGGTGGCGTTCACCGCGAAGATCTGGAGATTTTTGAAGTCGATCATGGTTTTTTCTTTCCTTTCCTTAGTGTCGGAGAGGATCAGAGAACGATCCTTTCTCCGCGTTTCGCGCGCTCGATCAGCTGCCGCCTCTCGGCGCTCGTCATTTTGTTCACGTCGATCTTGTTCTCGGCCGGTGCCGTTCTTCCCTGCCCGTTTTCCCTGGGCCGGTTTCCTCCCGACCGGACCGTATCCGCTACCCGCTCCGCCGTGTGCTCCACTGCGTACCGGATCGCCGACTCGGTCAGATTGTCGCGATCTGCGAACTCGTAAGCCTGCATCACTGTAAAGCCGTTTCGGAGAAGTTTCCGGAAGGTCTCGTTCTTCTCGTCTTCCCCGCCGTACCACGCCTGGAAGTCGAAGTCCTGGTACTTTGCCCGCGTCTCGCCGATCTCGCGATCCATGCGCTCGTTGAACTCGCGCTGCGCGCTCTGGTCGGTGCTCTCCTGGAGCCGCCTTTCCAGGTCGGCGATCTTTCGGTCCTTTTCCCTTCCCTCGCTCTCGCGCCGGTATGTCTGCCGCTCCTCTTCCACGGTCCTGCCGGCTTCCATCGCGCGGTCCTCGAACAGCGCGTCGTCTGCCAGCATCTTCTGATAGAGGGCGTCCGGATCCATTCCTGCCGGATCCAGCGCGTATCGGTGCGCCAGGAGATCCAGCGTCGGTGCTAACTTTCCCAGCCGTGCGACGTCTGCCTCCGTGCTTTTCAGCCTTCGGCCGACCGCCGTCCTGACGGCTTCCTGGTACAGGTCCTTGTACTCTCCGTCGATCATAGCGCGGAACGCTGCCTTCCGGTCCACGGCCGGCTTCTCTGCCGGTGCGCTCTCTGCCGGTGCTTCCTGTCCCGCCGCCTTGCCTTCGCTTCCTGCCGGCGCCGGCTCTGCTGCCGGTTCCGGTTCCGCCGCTTCTGCTACTGCTTCCGCCGCTTCCGCGAAGATCTGGAGATCGTTCCAATCGCTAAAAATCATATTTACTCCTGCCCGTCCGGTGGGCGATCCCGTTGTCTGGCCGTCGGTGGCCGCTCCCTGCGCGTCTTTCTGGCTCGCGCTTCCCATCAGTCCGTATCGTGGACGATCCGAAAAAAAGGAGCGAGGATCTTGTCCCCGCTCCGTTTTCTTAATTTGTCACCCGGACCTCATCCGGCCAGGCGTCCGCAAGTCCCAGCGCCGCGTCTGCTACTGCCCGGAAGACTTCCCGCGTCCGCTCGTATTTGGTCGCCGTCACGGCTTCCAGGCTGATGTGCGCCTCGCCCGGCTCGACGATCGCCGTCCCGCCGTTCTTGTCAACGTATTCCGCCAGCAGCAGGACGATCGCCGTCACAGCTGCGCAGATCAGGTTCCGACCGGCCGGCGCGGATCCCGCGTGGCCGCAGGCGTCAAAGCTGAGGACTCGCTTCACCGGGTCCTCCCGGTATTTAATCTCCGTCATCTCGGTGATGTGCTCTCAGCTACCCGCCGCCGCGCGTTGGCTGTCACGGAGCTCTCCGCCGTCGGATCCGCCGCAGGTTTGCCGCCCTGCGGCGCCGCCGGCATGGCCCCCGAAACGCCCACTTGTTGTGCGAATAGTGGCGCGTTGTTCGTCCCCTCGTATCTGTCAAGGCGTTCCTGCATCCCGACCATGACCTGCTGCATCTGCTGGAGCTGCTGAAACAGTCCGCCGAACTGCGCGACCTTAGTCTGGAGTGCCGCCTTTCCGTCAAAGTCCATCATGTCCAGGAGCATCATCGCCCGGTCCGCGTTCGCCGGATCGTAGATCCCCAGCTGATAAAGCTGTATCGCCAGCTCGTTCTGGCTGATCCTGGCGTACGGGCTCGCCTTCTCCGCCGTGATCTCGATGTCGAAGATCGACCGGTGGATCCCCATGTCCTGACCGTACTCCGCGCCGTACACGCGATCCTGGAGCCCGCTATTGTCATAGCTGACGAACTCCGTCTCGCCGGTCTCTCCGGTGATCCTGAAATAACGCGGCGCGCTGTAAAACTGCCGCATGATCTCGATCGTGATCCGGACCACTTCCCGGAAAGCACGGTAAGCGCTCTTTATATGATCCCTGGATAGTTTCGACGCCGCCTCCTGCATGGCAGCGATCGCGCTGGCAGCAGTCACGCCGGCCGCGGATCCGCCGGTGGAGACGTCCCGGTTCCCCGTGTTCTCCTTGATCTCGTCGATCTTTGCTTCCTTCAGGTTGATGTAGTTTCCGGGGATCGTCTGCACGTCGATCGGCCTGATGTTCGTGTCGGTCACCATGCCCGGCACCGTGACGATCTGCTGCTCGGTGTCCGCCAGCTCGTCCAGGTTCACCGGCGAAGAGTCGCTGACGAAATATCTCGGACGCGCGCCGGCCAGCGCGTTCTGAAGGAACGCCTGGTCGAGCCGGTCGATGTATTCCTGCGGGCTCTTGCCGATGTCGATATATCCGAAGCCGGCCACCTCGTCCGCCACAGGATAGAGGACGTCAACGACGAACGGATACATGCCGTGATCGTACAGGCCGCGCCCTTCGTTGTTTGGATCGTTCTCCGTCGCGTACAGCACGTGGTCCCCGACGAACTTCACATAATGCAGGACCGTCTTCCCGTCGCCGGCGCTCTGCTTGTAGTACCAGTCAACGACGATGCTCTTGTCCTTCGTGTCGATCGACTCGTCGTGGATATACTCCGCGAACTCCGCCGTCTTTCCCAGGGACTCCGCCGCGTCCGGATATGTTGCTTTGATCCGGTCGTTCGATACGGCCTCGCAGACGAAGACGTTCTCGCTCTCCTGGATGTCGGTGATCCCCGGCTCCCAGTACAGGTTCAGCAGGTCGATCTGGACAATGTTCACGTCGCCGAGTCCGTTCCACTTCTGAGAATCCCAAAACACGCCGTAGACGCCGGTCCCGTTCTTCAGCTTTGTCCACCAAATATCCGACCACACGCGCTCAAAGTCTGCCTGCTCGAAGGCCACCGGCAGCACCGACGACAGCCTCGTCGCTTCTTCCTTGTCGCCTTCCTCACGCGGGAGGATGTTCGGCCGCGGCATATTGTCCATCGCGTCCGCGTGCTTGTTCGCGATGCTGTTCAGCAGCCAGGCGGATGCAGGCTTCACCTGCTTCTCCGCGCTCTTCAGCTCTTCCCACTGGCGGAGCTTGAACCACCGCTCGTTCTTAATAATGCGATCTTTCAGGATCGCCTTGCCGCTCTGATATGTTTTCAGGATAGCCGCCGCGCGCCGGACGGTTTCACTCGTCACGGCCTGGAGCCTTGGCGCTTCCGACGCGGTTTCCCGTCTTTCGTTTTGTCTCTCGGTCCAGCTCTCCGGCTCGTTCATCACGGCCGCGTCTCGTCCGATTCTCGCGTTCTCTTCCATCGTTCCCGTCCTTCCGCGCTCGTCGTCTTTTCCGCCTTTATTGTACCACATGGACCCCTAAAACCCGCAGACCCGGCCCCTTTATTGGATCCGAATGATGCCTGGCGTCTCCGGTATTCCCGGCAAATCTTTCGTCTTCAGATCCAGCGCCCAGAGCGCCGGGCTGTGTTTCGCCGCGCTCTCCGGGATCCGGACCGGCGCCTTGATCGGACGCGCCATGCACATGTACCGCACCTCGTCGGCGATATGATCCTCGCCTTCCGTGTCCAGGTCCTCCGGTCTGTACGGATCGTACTCCAGCAGCGGCAGCGTCCGGATCGCGTCCTTGCACGTGTTGAAGAAATACATGCCGGGCTTGCCGTCCTCGTCGAACGTCAGCCGGTAGTGTACCTGCATCCAGCCGGCCAGGCGCTCATGGTCTCCCGGTTCAAAGTAGACCCGCCGCTTC